GTATTTCTGATCATGATCTATCAGTCAGTGGTTATGTTTTCGGACGGCGGATCAAAGATTACAATTGATTTTGGTTATGCACTGTTTTCATGGGCAGAGTATCCAGTCATTGGAATCATCCAGTCATTGGCATTTCCGCTATACATTCTGGTAACAAACTTCAGAGAAGTGAAGAAGGATGAATGGTATCGGCTCAGTATCACGACGGCAGGATTTGGTTTATTTGAGTATTTATTTATATTAGTATTTTATTTGTAGTGGATTTCCCGTAAACGGAAAAACCGTATACGGAAAACCCGTAAACGGTGAAAAAAAAAGAGGGCTCATTTGCCCTCTTTCTTCATGTTACCATATCTCTCTTTATGAGATTGTCCAGCATACTCTATAATCTTCTGAGTATCCTCAGCACTCCAATACTTATAGCCGTTTGGCTCAGTGTGAGGAGCCGGGATCAGTCTACCCTCCCCGGCTTCTTCCCTTTGCTCACTTGCTTTATTCCAGAGCTTTATAGTCTGAGTAGATACTCCACAGAGCTGAGATACTTCTGTAGCTGTATAGTGGATTATTCCATTGATAACTTTCATTCCTCAGTCCTCCTCAATGATCTATATTTATTCCTCATTTATCCCTCATTAGCATAAACCTATATAATATCTTATCATTAAAGCCTTAATACTGCAATATCTTTCTGAGAATTTCTCCCACATCTACACGGGATCCTTTACCCTCAACTACTCTGTCAAAAAGAGCCTTGTTATCCCTCAGCATCTCCTCAATGCCCTCATCTACTGTATTAGTGGCTACCAGAGATACCACGTTTACTGTATTTGTAGTTCCAATTCTGTGAGCCCTGTCCTCAGCCTGTTTATTCTCAGCATCCCAGTAGCGTTTATCTACAAAGAAAACATAGCTTGCCGCTGTCATTGTAAGACCTGTTCCCATAGCTCCTATAGTTCCTATAGCCACTTTACAAGTAGGATCATTCTGGAACCTATCAACCTCTTTCTGTCTGTCCTCAGGATCTACAGCTCCCACTATATAAGCCGGATTATAGGCTTTTAAGGCTTCTTTATACACAGAGGTAACTTGCTCCCACTGAGAGAAGATTAAAGCCTTATGACCGCTTTCTGTGATTTCTTCCAGCATATCCTTTACTCTCTCTAACTTAGGGTTATCATCCCCAAAGACTCCCCCGGTAAGCTGTCGGAGTCTTACTGTACAGCTCAGAGGGTTAGGGATCTCAAGGATATTCTCCAGATTATCCACGATACCCTGACGGATTTCTTTATAGAGAATCCTCTGTTTTCTGGTAAGCTCAATGTACTCAGTAGTGTAAATTTTCGGAGGGAGGTCTAACACTTCCTCTTTCTTTCTCCTCAGCATAACAGTATTAAGCTCTTTATTTAGCTCATCCAGATTTCTGTGAGCAACTACCTTGTAACCATTAAAGCCTCCCATGATACAGTATCTATTTTTGAATTGATAGTAATTTCTCTTTTCCACTCTGAGCCATGTGAGGATATTCCAGAGATCCTCTGCTTTATTCATTGGAGTACCAGAGAGTCCTATCCTGATCTTGCTGTTGAGCTGTCTCACAGACCTACCCTGAGAGCACATACCATTTTTAGCTTTGTGGATCTCATCCACGATTACAGCCCCTATAATATCATCCTTACAATCTACATAAATCCTGTCCATGATCTTCTCATTTCTCAGGCTCTCTATATTGATGATCCCAAAGTAAGGACTACCGTAGAGCCACTGATCTATCTGTTGGATCCTTTTATCTACTGTCTTTCCATCAATTACAACACAGCTCTCATTTGAGTGTACTGATACCTCTTTTTTCCAGTTATATTTTACTGAGTTTACTCCACAGACTATCAGACATTTACCTATCTCACCTTTCCGGGCTACTGCAATATCAATACTCTCTTTTGTCTTTCCAAGTCCCTGATCGTCTGCAAGTAAAAGATTCTTACACTCATATCCCCTGTTAAAAGCCTCTATCTGATGAGGGAAAGGCTTTGTTTTAAATGGATAGTCAACAATAGGCTTAATATCTTTTAAGCGTTCCTTGATATCCTCAGGAGCCTCCTCAGTCTTACTCTCTTCTTTCTCAACTAAGCCCTCCAGATATTTAGCGTTTACATTGATATCATCAACCCCAAAGAGATCTACTAAGTGCTTAAGCTCACTTGAGGGGATCTCCCACGCCTTTTTATCCGGCACATATCTTTTGTATTTGAGTGATCTCATCTTGTTTAAATAATCTTTGTTGTACCTGTAGGATACAAGAAAAGCATCCTCAAAAAACTCACCTTTTTCCAGTTTCTCAAGTTTAATCATAAAAAAAACCTCCTTAGCTATTACTTTGAATATTTAGTAATAACCAAAGAGGCATTGAGATTTTAGACAAAACCTGTATAAATTGTTTTATGCGGCTATTTTAATCCCCACATCTACGCTATTTCTTTTATCTGTTTGTATGCTATACCATCTCGGATTGTCAACAAACAGATAAAAGTCTTTCCCTGTGAGTATAGCCCCTCCTATCAGATCAAACTCTAATAGAAAAGAATCTTTATTTACTGTGACTTTTGTAAGGTGCTGGTTAAGGAAATCCACCCGGCTCTCGTTGAAAGATTGAGTCTGTAAATATTCCTCCATCTCCTTATCTATATTTTGTATCACTTCCTCAATACTTTGTAAATCCTCATTTACTTCCAGTGTGAGGAGTTTATCTTTCAGATCCTCAAGAGTTTTCTCCAGCTCCTTATATCTCTTTGAGTAATCTTCTTTACTTATGATACCATCCATATAAGCATCTGTGAGCTTTTCTTTTCTTGCTGTCTGTTTTCTGATCTCTTCTTTGATTGTATCATCCCCCTGTGAGGCTCTGAGGCGTTCTCTGAGGCTTTCTAACCAGCTCAATAGAGATTTCCTTACCTCCGCTGTATTAACCTCTACAATTTGCTCAGAGAGGGATTGTAGGATACTGTAAAGAGCATTTTCTGAGAATGATTTATTATCACACCCTTTACCCGGAATCTTACCGTACTTAGAATAGCTTGAGCACTTAAATTTAACGTAGCCATTTTCTAAAGATCTCCAATATTTAGCCCCACACTTAGCACAGTAGATTTTACCGCTAAAGATACTCTTACCACAATTCCTACCACGTTTCTCATTTTTAATACTCTGTACCTTAGATCCTTTGATCTCCTGTACTCTATCCCAGAGCTCAGGCTCCACAATAGCCGGGACAGCTCCGGGAATATGTACCCACTCACTTTTAGGATTTAGTACAGTCTTTTTTGTGTCAAAATCATAATGTCTCTGATTAATGACATACACCCCTTTATACTTCTCACTTGATAACATTCTGGAAATAGTGGAAGGATCAATCTCATTTCCTGATCTATTCCTGTACCCCATGTCATAAAGAGTATTAGAGATAGCTCTCAAGCCCTCCCCTGAGGCGTACATATTAAAGATCATCCTTACAATCTCAGCCTCTTTCTCATTGATTACCAGCTCTCCATTAACTTTATCATACCCTAAGGATCGTGAGTTATTTACTATAGAGATTTTCTCCCCGTTCTTAGCCGCCTCTATTCTTCTTTTGTAGCTGTTGTTGATCTTCTTACTGAGCTCTCTACTGTACTCCTCAGCTAAGATAGCCTTGATCCCGGAGATAAGAGCGTTATCCGGGGAGTAGAAAGTATCCTCAAGGTACATATACAATCTTTTCCCATGAGTAGTAAGGCGGTCTATCCAGATGTACCAGTCTAAAGTATTTCTCTGGAGCCTGTCCTGTGACTTGATAACTACAATATCAAATTTATCATTTTCCAGATCTTCAAATAATCTTCTGTACTCATCTCTCCTCTTTATCTGAGTACCACTTTTGCCCTCATCTACATACTGATCTACCAGTTTCCACCCTTTCTGTAAAACAGCATCTTTACACTCAGCTACCTGTTTCTCCAGAGCGTTAAGTTGTCTCTCTTCCTCTGTAGATACCCTTGCATAAAATACCGCTCTTAATTTCTCCTGTACCATCCTGTTTTCCTCCTGTTGATTAGATTTTGTACAGGTTTGTCATAATATCTCATACTTATTATACATCTTTTTGATACTATGTAAACCCATATTACTTATTATTTGAGTAATAACCAGAAATCTCCTGAAATTTAGACAAAAAAAAAATAGGGCTATCAGCCCTTACACTGATAGCCCTCTCAAAATAACCCTTTTGGATTATAAGAGTGTCAAATCTGAATTGTTTACCCAGCTTACAATACCGCCGAGTAAACACTTACCTGTACCGACCTGAATAACCTTGTACTCAGATCCTTTTACAAAACTTGCAATCTTCTGCCCTGTAGCATAGTGAGTAGCGGATTTATTCACTCTCACTCTACAGCCTACACAAAAGCCCTTTGTACCCGGTAACTTAAGAACCTGTCCCACATAAATGAGATTTTTATTTTTAATGTTATTCAGGTCAACTAATACCTGTACTGTAGTTCCAAACTTGTTAGCAATCTTTGTAAGATTGTCTCCAGATTTTACAGTATAAGTTTTAGCTGTTGTAGTAGCCTCTGTAGGCTTCTTATTTGCCCCTGTATCTGGTTTTTCCGGCTTAGGTGTAGAGTTATTAGCCTTTGCATATTTAGGTCTTGCAAATCCACGAATATAGCCCCATCCGATAGCTACAGTTCTGTGACCTACAATACCGCCGCTCATGTTACCCTCTGTAGTTTCAAAATTCTTAGATCCTACAGATCTTACAACACCGATATGATCTGAGTACCCGTCATTCGGCTGAGTAGCATCATCCCAGTTAAATACTACGATATCACCTTTCTCCGGGGTAATGGTTCCATCTTCAATCCAGATCCCGGCTTTCTTAAAGAGTTTAACGTGTTCTTCAACTCCACACTCAGTACCGCCGATAAGATCCACGGCTCCAGCCTTAATAAAAGCCGCTGACACTGTAGTATCACAATAGCTATCATTATAGCCTACTGCATAGCTACGGGCTAAAGGCTTGTGACTGTTGTACAGATCAATGATAGGCTTGTGAGTGCCTTTTGCTCTGCTAAGCCCTACCCAGCTATCCATGATATCAATAATCTGTTGTGCTGTTACTCCCATTTTGGTTTCCTCCTTTACATTGCTATTCACCTTACTTTTTAAGGTGGTATATACGAATTTCTGACGGGACTTATAAGCCCCTACCTGATTACCTGTATCAGTACAGCAAGCGGAATAAATGTGATCCAGTGTATAAGGCTTTTCAGTCTTACCCAGTACCCTCTTAACTGCACTTAAGCCTCCCTGATGTCTAAAGTTAGCACACATCATAAGAGCCGCCTGATCTGTTACTCCCAGCTTCTCAGCCTCAGTGACATATTTCTCCATCTGTTCTCTAACAAGGCTGTCCTGTACCTCTTTCCCGGCGGCTGAGGAGATGATCTTAACAATAGTCTTAGCCTTTGCTGAGCTTTTCTTTAACTGGTACTTACTCCAATCTGCACTCTTAAGATCTGCCGCAATCTCACCCTTAGAGTCCAACTTTTTGAAAGTATCAGGATCTTTCTCTTTAATTTTCTGGAGGAGTGTCTTAGCCTCCCCAGCAAACCACTGTCCGGCTCCAATGGTAATAGCTGTCTCATTTGAGGAGTTTGTATAGGCTTCTGTGAAATCATCATATCTACAATTTCCGTAAACCTGTCCTCCTGTCTCAACCGCATAAATGATTTTTACTAAAATCTCTAAATTTGTTTTACTTAACATCTGCCCTCACTCCTTTCAGGCAAAAATAAAGAGAGCACCTGTGAAGTGCTCCCCTCATAATAATTACTGTGGATCTGTATAACTCTTTGCTCTTTCACTGTCTCCTAAGCCCTTTGTAGTCGGATCGTTTAATGTATTCCAAACTGATACAGCTACCAAAGAGAGTACATAAGGATTAGATACAGCTCTCACAATGAGCTCCCCTAACTTTCCCCATGTAGTAAGATCCTGAGCTGTTAATCCGGCATAGGCAAGAACCGGAGTCAGGATACTAAGTACAATCTGTACCCAGAAAACAGGATTTTTAACTCTTACTTTCAGGTTCATAAAATACCTCCAAAAATCTTATTTACAGTGAGTAATAATCTGAGGAGTATCACTGTAAGTTATCCTCAGATAGATAATAAGGATCACCTCCTACTTTAGCCCCACCTGTACGGCTAAAGAACCCAACACAATAGTTACTAACCCGGCTACAAGTAACCACTTGAATTTCTCCCACTTATCACTGTCTTTTCCCTCCAGTTTGTTAAGTCTTTCAATCGTATCATTAAGATCCGCTCTCATGTACTTAACTTCTGTGGCAAGCTCTTTGATAGCACCTATGAGATTGTTATTCTCTTTAATCTCCTGATCGTGCTCATCAATTCTTATGGTATTGCTTTTTGCTCTTTGCTCAACTTCTGTAAGTCTGTGCTCAAAGTCAATATCTCTATCCTCCACTCACTGAGATCCTCCTTTCTGTCAGAATAAAAAGGAGGGTAACAAAACTGTTACCCTCAGTCCTAAGGATTCTCTCCTTACTCAGCCAGTTCCGGTAATTCAAGATCAATCAGGATCTCTTTTACCTTGTCCTTAAGGACTGCCGGAACCTCAGCAAATGTTTTCTTACCCTTGATAATCAGAGTAGCATAAATCACAGCCATGACCGTTACCTCCTTTCTTAAGATTGTTTTAAGGATGAGACTGAACAACATCAAGCCTCACCGCCTAAAATCTTTTCTACCTGTTTCCTGAGTCTCTCAGGAACATCCTCCAGAGTCTTTAACCCCTTACGGATCAGATCAGCATAAATCTTAGCCATCTCTCACACCTCCTCTTAAGAAATAATCTGCTCATAGACCTCAGCAAGAGCAAGCTGGAGATCTGTAGCCTGTTGATCCAGAGAATCATTTTTCTCAGCCATGAGCTTGATATACTCATCTTTCTCATAGACTTCCTCTGTCTCAATCTTCCACCCGGTAAATCCCGGCTGATCTTCTGTACCGGGATCCTCAACACGGGTAATTCCAGATCTGACAATTACAGTCTCCTCAGTAATCTCCAGAGCTTCAACCTTATCCGCACTGGACATAACATTTGTAAACTTCTCCATGATCTTTTACCTCCCTTTCATAATAATTTTGCATATATTCTATAAGGGGCTCCATGTACTTTTTAAATAGCCTGTAGCTATCACAGTTTCCAAGCCACCCTTTATAGCTGTTGAATGAACACCACTCACTGTAAGTAGGTGGTATGTTATTTTCCATTTTCTTTCTACAAGCTCTCATTTTCCGCTTAAAATTGATAGCGGTACTCTTCCTGAGTAATGTATACTCTCCAAAGAACCTGTAGCCTACAAAATCAACACCTCTCACTTTTGTAGGGAATATCTGATAATTGCCTTTAATATTTAGGTATAAATAATCTCTTGTGTAAGCCGTTACTTTTCTATGAATTTCATGTAACTCCTCTTTTGATGAGGCAAAGATAACTACATCATCCATATATCTGTAATAGTGCTTAACGTGTAATTCTTCTTTAACCCAGTGATCGAAAGAACTAAGATAAAAATTGCCGCTGTATTGGCTCATATAGTTCCCTATAGGGATCCCTGTGTTAGGATCAACCTCTATCTCTCCAGACAGAGACAACTCAATAAGATCCTCCTCTGTAGCTGTATTTATACTGTCTGCTATCTCATCCAGTAACCATAGGAGCTCAGGATCTTTAAATACTTTTCTAAACTTCTGTTTGAGGACTTCGTGATTTATGGACTGGTAATAGTGGTGGAGATCAATCTTATAACAGTACCTTGTATTCTCCTCATCAGTGAGGAGTATTGACGGAACCCACACGGATTTCTTTTTACCGTCTACACGTTTTGTCTTATAGTATCCTCTAAGATCATTTACTATAGGCTGTATCCCCTTTCCGGGAATTGCACTATATGTATCTGCTGTCATATTCGCCACTAAGAATGGCTCTATAACTTGTAAGATAGCCCACTGAGCTATCCTGTCAGGGAAAAATGGTAACTTGTACACATCTCTCTTTTTCTTGCCCTCATTTAAAATAAAGATCTCATACTCTGAGGTTTTAAATAAATGATTCTTGAGCATATACTGTAGTCCGGCTAAGTAGTAAAACGGTCTTTTCTCAATCTGCTTTACTTCTTTGTACCAGCCTTTTCCTGATTTCGCATTTTGATAAGCTCTGTATAAGTTATCCATGCTACAGATAGAATTAAAGAGATCTTTTGTACCTGTCATTTATTTTTACCAACCCTGTTAAATTTTTTGTATGTACCAAAGGGGAACCGACCTTTATTGGTATCCCTAAACGGTATTTCAAAGATTTTTCAATCCCTTTATCAGTACCCCTTTACATACTTTTTACCCAGTCCGGGAGGCTCCCGTCTGTTTTATGTTCTGCCAAGAGGCAAGGTCACTAAATCCCAGTATTTTCAAATTTTTCTTGCTTTTCACAAGGGTACATATTGCAACTGACCGCTGATATTACGATTACGATTACCTGAGGTATTATTCACATTCAGATAGAAAGGTGAGCAATTACTGCCATTATTCCATTTACCGCCAAGTTGAGTAACTATAAAGCCAACTCTATTAGTGACCTATGAAAATAGGGAGCCTTTCAGCTCCCTATTGTTCAATCAATCAATATTCAATTTTATTTTCCCTCAGCCTTAAGCCGCCGTAACCTTATAAAGGTATTTAGGCTTATCTGCCTGAGGTACATACAGCAACCGACCGCCGAGAGTACGACCACGATCACCCGAGGTATCAGCCACATGCAGAGAGAAAGGCGAGCAAGAACCGCCATAATCCCACCTACCGCCAAGCAGAGCAACCATAAAGCCATTGTAACTATGGTTTTTCCAGTGGTTAGCTCCTACAAAGTTACTTGCACCCTTACACTCTGTAGGGAGGAAAAGGTATGGGTGAGCCGCATCATAGCCAAACTTACTAACCCAGCCGCCAGCTTTTGCCATTGTAAAGCCTGTGTTCTGGTAGTTCTCTTTTGTATCATCAGCCATAGTCAGGTTATCAGGATTAACATAAGCGTTCTGGATATCCTTACACTCAATGTTAATACCGTCCAACCATGTCCAGATATTTCCCCAGAGGTTCTCTTCTCCTCTGTAAGATACTGAGCATTTACCGTTAGTACCTGTAGGATCAATACCAGACTTGTTACCAAGAGCACTTGTACCGCCTGTATTAAGAGCTAAGTTAGATGAGCTATCATCTGTCAGAGAACAAACTCCCTGACCTACCTTAGCCTGAGCATCAAGGTGAGCATACTCAACCATTAAGAGGATCTGAGTTACTGAGAGAGCAAAGATATTATGCAATCTCCATCCCTTTCCTCCGGCTGTGTTGTCTGCCTCAACTCCTGTATTTCTGTTATCTGCAAGAGCTCTTGTGTTCTTTCTTGTAAGGCTCTGAGTTTTACCTGAGGCTGGTTTAGCTCCGGCAATACTACAGAGCTTATCTCCTGTAGAGGCTGTAAAGTCTGCTACCTGAGCATCATCCAGAATATAAGCACCCTCAGAGGTATCATACAGAGATCCCTCAAAAGCTGAGAGGTAAATGAAATCCTGTTCCTGTCCATTAGCCGCCTTAAATTCATCAATAACGATAAATCCCGGCTTAGCTACAGGGGATACATAGTAACGGGCTTTATCAAACTGATAACCTCTACCATAAGAGGCTTTACTCATTGAGAGAGGTACTACCTTAACCCAGAACTTAGGCTGTTTTACCATAACCTGTACCAGAGTACCTACAGGGAAGTTTTTAGTTACCGCCGGAGTAGATTCTCCATTAGCCGGAGTAATTTCTACATTTACCGCCTGTACCAGCTTTCCGGTTTCTGTGTACTGAGGATCTCCATAAGATCCCAGCTCATAACCATCATCAGAAAGGATAACTCTCTTTCTACCTCCCCACGGGGTAAGGCTATCGAAAAACTCTCCCTCTGAATGTCCTACAGCCCCAGCTAAACGAGTACATTTCTTATTTACAAAGTCTACCTCAACTCCATAAATATCCTCATCCATGTAACCTGTATAGCCTTTCAGATCATTAATCTGATTCTGTAAATCAATAACCTGAGATACAGTAGCCGCCGCCGCTGGATCTACGGTAACTGTTACGTTTGCCGCATTTCCTACAGTAGTTACCATGTTCATAATCAGGGATGATACACCAACCCCATTATAAGGCGGCATATAGTCCGGGGTGGATACTGACTCATCTACAATACATACACTGTAGAGGATATCTCCCTCAGCCGGATCTACTGCATAAAGTCCTACAGTTCTAACATAATAGCCCGTCTTAAGAGCCGTATTAGAAAACTGAGTGCTTACCTGTACAGTAGCATCATTTTTCTTTGTAATATCTGCGATCAGAGCCTCCTGTTTAATCCCTGTCAGGGATGTAAGTCCGGCTAACTGTTCCTGTTTGTAAGTAGTATCAGATGTACAGATCTTACTAAAATTAAGTTTTGTTTTTCCTGACATAATCTTACCCATCAGGGCTACACCCTTTTTAGTAATGACCGCTGATTTATACTGTGCCATTTTTAAAGTCCTCCTTTATACTGTAATTACTTGTGAGGTACTTACTGCAATTCCTACAGTTTTCTCCTCATTCAACTCATTTACTGAGTTAATATCATTTGTTACTGTCTTACTTACCGCCTGTGCTGATCCAACTCCCGGATAGAGAGTAAGCTCAGAACTATAAGACTCAGAGATATCATTTGTGATAACACCCTCTGAGGCGGTAAGAAATGGATGAGCAATATACAGCCCTTGCTCAAGAGGGTACTCTTCTTTTATGTCATTGGTTATGGTATAGCTCATAGCTGTTACACCGCCAACTCCATAGTAGATCCCGGCGGATCCCTCCCCCCTGAGAACGTTCTTGAGATCAAGTACCAAGTTAGCCGGGAGAAAGTAGTCAAGCATCCGTGTAATTTCATCAAAGATACCATAGCCTCCTACATTCGTGATAATATGGATCAGGTATTTTTTGTAGTCAGAAATTATCTCATAGTTACCAGCTCCACACAGACTCTCTAAACGCTGTTTAAGCTCTCCCTCTGTGTATGGCTCTTTATCATTCCAGTACACATAAAGACGGGCTTTCCTTTGCTCCAGAGTATCCTCAGCCTCCGGGTAAATCCCGGCTATCTTTTCCAGCCTCTTAACTCCGTACTCATCCGCTGTCTCAATAAACAGATTCTTTAAGGCTCTATCAGTTTCCCCATAAAGCCTTAAAAATTCCAGATCCTCAGTTTTTGCAAGCTCCTGAAATTCACGGATCTTTCTGAGCTCTTTGATCCAATACTTGATAATGTTTACACTATCACGCATCTACTACCACCCCCGTTTCTGACGGTACGGGGATCTCATCAGAGGCAAGAGTGAAATTATCCGCTACCCCGTTTATCTTTGTATCTGAGATATCAACAATCCCCTCAATTTTTAAGAGTCTTGCCTCAACCTGAGTAATACGAACACTTAAAAAAGACTGGTTAGCCCAGTCTTTCCTCATTTCCAAAAGGTACGCCTCAATAGCGGCTTTGATATCCTCACCCAGCCTACTCCATGAGTAACCCTCTTTATAAACGATATTAACGGATACAGTAATAGGAACCTCCTTAACAGTCACTACTGTAACAGTGTGACCTATAGGAGCTATACCAGATCCGTTACCTCTGTCAGATAATGGATCCATAGCCTCTTGTACCTCACTTACTAAGGTATCTGAGGCTTTATCAAAATCACTGTTAATAATAATCAGCTTAACAGTTCCTCCCCCGTCCCATGCCGGGATAACCTTTGTATCTCCTACGCCGTTTAGCTTGTTTGCTTTCTCTTTGTAGTCTTTCTTGTTACCTCCGAAAGGAGCTGTCTCAAAACTGGAGAAATACCGGGCTCTTAATACCTCAGTATCTTCCTCATCCTCTGCCGGGATAAGTACCTCTGTCAGTCTTGCAATTTCCAGATTAGTAATAAACTCAATGGCGGTAAGATCACCAAAATGTTTATTACCATCTGTACCTACAGTCTCACACTCCATCTGATACAGGTATGTACCAGAGCCGCCCTCCTCTGTAGGATTTCCACGCCCTATATATTTCTTAGAAATATAGTTGAGCTCATCCAGAGAGAAACGCTGACCTACTCCAATGTCAACATTAAACTCCCCTTTTAAAACCGCCGCTGTAGCCGGATAAGGAGTGATACCACGCTCTTTACACCTGAGTATCAGGTTATCCCTATCACAGGTATCAGCATAGCCCTCTCTTATGAGTCCATCCAGCTCTGTATAGTGGATAGCGAACTCTAAGCCAGCCGGAGCAATAGCGGTATATAAAACAGATCCCTCTGTCTTATCAATATCATCCCTTGTATTTTCTAAGAGTCTATCTAAGATAGCCTCATAGGTCTGATCCTCATACATCTATTTCCACCTCCCCTAAATCTGTAAGTAATGTGAATGTAATGTGGAGCTTTTCTTTCTCCACTGTTACTGTTAAATCCTGTATTCCTGTGATGTAAGGGTGCTGAGTCACACACTCAGTAATCATCCTCTCTACCTCACTCTCAAGGTACTCCTGAGTATATGAGTAGCCTAAAAGATCTGTATACTCCTCGCCGTAATCCCATGAGAAAATCAGCCATTCATAACGTTTAGTTCTTAGTGCAAGATGTACCCACATTACAATAGCATCCAGCCCCTCAACGATATTCCCGGTCATTTTCATAGTATCCCAGTCAATTTCAAAATCTTTTATTGTATACTCTTCCTCTTCGTCTACAATATCCTCAGCGAACTCCTCAGCATCATCAAAAGGAAATAAGCCTCCTGTATCACTCATGGTTTCACCACCTTTTCAAGGATCACATAAGTAGTATTATCATTGCATTTCATGACAGCCACCAGATCTCCCTTTTTAAGCCCGGTCTTTCTTACAGCCGGATTAGTGGTTTTAAAACTTCCGTCATAATGTCCGAAAGTTACATCTGATACATAAGGAACTTTCAGAGGAAATTGATACCCAGCCATTAAGTGAGCCGCTATATAAACATCATCACCATCCAGCACAAGCCCATCAATTTCCACTGACGTAGCACTTCTCATAGTGCCTATAAATAGAGTTTCCGGGTTATCCTTTGAGCCCTCTTGCCTCATTACTCCCATTAACTCAGCATAGTCCTGATCTGCATTAGCCATGTATCACACCTCCTTTGTATCCATTGCCTTTTTAAATTCAAGGGTAAGCGTCATTGTATGAACACCTTTTTCCCATACATGGGTATCTCCTGTAATCCAGAATAATCCCTTTAATCCTGTAGCCTTGTCCACAACTGCTACCCCGTTACCTGTGATAGCCGCCATCATATTTTTACCGAGGGCTTTAATAGTAGCGGTCTTATCAATACCATGTAACTTTGATTTTGCTGTTGTAGTGGCGTTCTTATCTTTCTCCTTTGTGTAGGTTTCCTGAAAGATACCATATTTCTGATTTTTGGTATTTTGCACTACACCAATCTGCTTACCGTCCCCGTCATAGATACGAACCTTATTAACCATATTCTCAAGAGTTTCCTTGAAAGCTGACTCTGTAATGTTTGTATTCTCATCCAGTTCATAGGTACAGACTGTAGCCCCATACTCAACTACATTCAGTTTTCCCTTACTTGCCCTAACCATATAGAGCTTTTTGTTTACCTGATGAGCCTGAGTATAAGCACTCATAATAATGTCATAGATTGTTTTATCTTTGACTATGAGCTTTTGACTATGCCCCGTCTTTGCTAAGGATCCTACCGGGATCTTTAAATCCTCACAGACAACTCTTGTGATCTTCTCAGCCGTCTTACCTTTAAAGTTGTAAGTGGCTTTACTCTTCTTTGTGTAGTAGCAAAGATCATAAGCTGTATAAGTGATATTCCCGGTCTTACTGCTTCTTTCTCTCTCAACAATAAACCCTCTAAAATACTCAGTCTTTAAATCATCTGAGTATAAGTAGAGGGTTTCTGCAAGTTTCAAATTAAGATGTTTGATGTTAGGATCATAAGGAGCATTTACTACCGTGATCTCCAGTTTACGGGTTACTTGTGACTTAGATCCGCTCCATTCAATAGAGATCACATAATCTGTTATATCATTCTCCAGCTTGTGTAGAATCTTCATATATGCCCTCCTTATGGAATCGTCAATTTCTGACCGGGATAGATCAAGTTTGGATTTTTGATTTTACCCCGGTTAGCATTGTAAATCTTTGTGTACTGAGCCCCGTTACCATAAAACCTTTTAGCAATATTCCAAAGACAATCACCACTCTTAACAGTGTAGGTCTTTGTCTTTTTCTTTGCCGCTGGTCTTTTCGGTTTGCTTTTCTTTTTGGTAGTTTTCTTTTTCTTTGTCTTTTTGAGTTTCGTCTTTTTGATTTCTACCGCCCTGTATTCTTTCAGGGTAAGATCATAATAAACATCTCCTGTCCCGTCCTGTTCCCCGTATTTCAGAGTTTCAATAGTGACCTGAAAGTTTATCTTTGTCCCGGTAATAATCAACTGTACAGGCTTTCCTGAGCTTTTCCATGAAAGCAACTTATTGATGTAAGTGTAAGGAGCCTGTCTACCAGAATTGTTAGCATAGTTCCTATCTCTTTTAGGAAAGTGGGAGGAGATAGTTCCCGTCTTTAAATCCCTCTTTCCTAAAAGGTTTACCTCACCAATGCTATTAACATTTACTGAGGTATTATTATGCTTTTCTGTAAAGGCGAAAGACTCAGGATTTACAGGTAACATAATTTTGTCAGAGTTTGACTTTTTTAACCAAAACTCCATAATCCTCCTCCTTTACTTAAACCATTGTTTCCTGAACCTTGCGGAGTTTTCTTACCATCTCTTTTACAATCTCATCAACATCCGCTGTCTCTGTGAATGTAACATTCTCAAAACGGATCTCAAGAGGTCTGTTCTCTTTTGTCTGCTTTGTTTCCTGTTTGGTAAGGAGCTTCTCTCCCTCATGAGCCATGATAGGAGTACCGTCCTCACGGATCTCCCCTGTACCCATTGCTCTACTAACCATTCGCACTCCCCTTGTGGATCGTTCATACTGGTTAGCTTCATTCTTAGTCAGGAGTTTCTCACCCTCATGAGCCATGATAGGATAGTTGTCATAAGGTACACGGTCTACACCCATTGCTCTACTTGCTCCACCAACACCCTTAGGCATACTTGCCGCCGCACTTGCCGCACGACTTACAGCCGCCGCTATACTTGCCGCCGCACTGTTTACAGCCGCCGCCGCTGAGTTTGCTGATCCGGCTATACTTCCCATTGCTGAGGAGAATGAGCCAGCCAGTGAGGATAACGCCCCTCTAATAGCACCACCGTAGGAAGAGATACCACTGTAAGCACTTGCAAAAGCACTCAACACTGAACTCCAACCGGAAATAGTAACTGAGAGAATACTACTCATATTGGAACTGAATGAGGAGTTAAGCTGTGTGAGGGCTGACTGCATAGAACTCATAGAAGAACTCAAAGCCGCCTGAGCCGCTGTAAAACTTGCACTTATTCCTGTCCAGCTCACTAAGATAGAAGCCTGTAAGGAAGTTAATCCGGCTGACATCTGATTAAATGTTGCTGAGATTCCCGTCCAGCCGGAAGTTACCGCCATTCCCATAGCTGTAAAAGCTGTGGTAAAGGTTCTGGAGATTTCTACCCATCCAACTGTTAAGCTGGTCTGTAAAGTAGTAAACCCTGTTGTCATTCCGGTAAAGGCTGTATTGATACTTTCCCACCCTGTTGTTACCGCTGTCTGAATTGCTGTAAAAGCTGTTGTGAAAGCTGTACTAAGAGTAGTTAAGCCTGTTGTTACTGTAGTGTTTGAGGTTGATACATTAGCCGCACCTGTTGAGTAAGCTGTGTTAATGCTTTCCCATGCCGCCTGTACTTCTGGAGCTATGAGGTTAAGCTGGTCAAATGCTGTTTGATATTCCTGTACACTTGCCTCAGCCTGAGGAGCTGAGCTTGCAACCTCCTCTGATCCACCAGAGAAGAAATTACAAATCGAATCCCATGCACCGCTTACAAACTCACCAACTGAGGACAAAGCACTTGATACCTTTTCACTGATTCCCTCAACTACCCCTCCAATACCATCCACTATACCAGATAGGGAAGTTTGAGCCGTTTCAAAAGCACCTGTAACCGCTGTCCATGCTCCCTCTGCAATTCCTCCCAGTCCGTCTAAGCCGCCTGAGAAGATTCCAGCTATACCACTTACAACACCGCTCACAACACCTACCGCACCAGAGATTAAACCTCCAGCCGTATCAAATGCCGCTGTTATTACATTCCATGCACCCTCAACTATTCCTTGTGCTCCACCAAGCCCACCGGAAAAGATTCCGGCAATGCCTGAGATAATTCCACTGATCGTAGATACAACTCCTGAGATAATTCCACTTGCAACACTGAAAGCTGTTTGGATCACACTCCATACTGTAGACACTACCGGAGCTATTGCTGAGAAGCTACCAGAAAATACTCCTGAAAGTGTAGAAATCACTCCAGATATCACACCTACCACGCCGCCGATAATACTACCAGCCACGCTAAAAGCTGTTTGGATCACATTCCAGACTGTTGATACAATAGGTGCTATAAAACTGAATACAGAGGAGAAAACACTCTGTAACACTGACAGCACACCACTGATAAAATCAATTACTGTTGAGATCACTGTACCAGCTACGCTAAAGGCTGTACTGATAATACTCCACACTGTAGGTAAGTATGGAGCTAAGAAACTAAATACCGACTGTACCCCACTCCACAATACCTGTAGAACTGGTACGATTATACCGACTACCTGACTAATCAAATTTCCGGCACTCTCAAACGCTGGTTTTATTCCCTCCCATGCTGATTGAATGTAAGGAGCCATCTGATCGAAAATCTGAACAAAGTAATCCTTTAACCATCCAATAGCTGAGCCTATAGCTTCTGAGGCTGATAACAGGAAAGATCCAGCACTCTCAAACGCTGAGGAGATCATACTCCAAGCATCTGATACTACAGGAGCAATAGCTCCCATTACACTCTCCACTATACTCAGAATAGCATCCAGAGCCGGAGAGATCACATTTCCAGCCGCCTCAAACACCGTCCCCAAAACTGAGATTGATGTAGAGATCACCGGAACTATCGCACTCACTGCCGTTTCAAAAACTCCCATGTGATTAGATACAGTCTGCACTAATTTCTCAATAGCCTTACCGACCTTATTAACCGCTGTGGATACTGGAGGAGCTAACCTCTGAACAGCACCACTCAGACTGTTTATTACACTTACCACAATAGGCTGAGCCGCTACAAAGATATCTGTAGCTGTCTGGATCAGTGGAGTGATTCCGGTTACTACCGCTGTTACTGCATTGGTAATTCCCGGTAAAACGCTCACTACAGTACCAGCCGCCGCTGATACAGCCGTTTTCAGTGAGCTAAAAGCTGTTTGAACCATTCCCAAACTTGCCGCCGCTAAATTAGCAAATGAGCTAATAATAGGGTTATCCATGTTTAGGGATGTAGTTGTTGTTGTCTCAGGCTGTGGGCTTGCCGCCTCAGTTTGTGAGGGCTGTTGGCTTGCCTCCATGTTTGGAACCTGTATACTCTGACCTGTAAAGATCTTGTTAGGATCCGGGATATTATTGTAAGCCGCAAGATCTTGATATGTGGTTTTATACTGTTTAGCAATGGCTGAGAGTGTGTCTCCACTCTGCACCGTATAACCTACATACTTAGATACCTGTGAGGCTACCTCTCCTACCCCTGAGCCAGCCTGTTTAACTGATGAGGCTACATTACTCACAGATGTAGTTACCTTTTTCATGGAATCCGGTAAGAGATCCATTAAGCCACTTGATAAGCTCTTTACTATAGAGGCTCCAGCCGCCTTAACCTTAGGAGCTCCTGTCTCAATAGCTGTAGCAATGGCTGTAGGTAACGCTGAGAAAATGTTACCAATCATAGGAATAGCATTATCAAACGCAAATGTAACAGCACTTCCAACTAACTGAGACATTGCGGTTTTTACATCTCCTCCAACGGCTAAATTACCTAAGAGATTTTGAGCCGCCGCTTTCATGGAGTTAAATGATCCACTGAAAGTAGTAGCCGCCTCTTTTGCTGTTGTACCAGCAATATCAAGATTTTCCTGAATTGCATGAACAGCATTATAAACGTCTGACAGGTTACTAATATCGTACTTCTGCCCCGTGAGCTTCTCAGCATCAGAAAGGAGCCTTTCCATTTCCGTCTTAGTACCGCCATATCCTAACTTTAAGTTATCCAGCATGGTATAATTCTGTTTTGCAAAACCCTGATAAGCGTTCTGGATATCTTCCATACTGGTTCCCATCTTATTAGCATTATCTGACATATCAACTACAGCCATGTCAGCCACCTGAGCCGCCTTTTGAGTATCTCCACCCAAGCTCTGCAACAATGAGGCTGAGAAAGCTGTTACTGTTTCCATGTAGTTATTTGCTGATAATCCGGCTGTCTGAAAGGCGGCATCTGCATTTTTCTTTACAATGTCTGCACTGTCCTTAAACAGTGTTTCAACACCACCTATACTCTGCTCAAGTTTTGAACCCTCTAACAGGGAGCCAGTCATAACAGCGGATACCGCTATAGTAGCTCCTTTAGCTAAAGTCTTGAGCATCCCTCCAATTTTACTCAGTACAGCACTTGCCATATCCTTTACTTTTACCAGTGGAGCCGCTACAGCACTTCCTAAGGCTGAAAGTCTGCTCCTTACATTATTGATAATACCTGAGGCTGTATCTCTAATTCTGATAAAGGGACTTGCTACCATGTGTCCTACTGCCCTGATTCTACTTGTTACACTGGAGACTATCCGGGAGGCTGTGTCTCTTACTCGGATTACAGGACTTGCAATAGTCCTACCTACAGTCCTCAAAGTATTCCTCACTCTTGTCAGAGCGGCTGAGGCTGAGTCTCTCAACCTCACAATCGGAGCCGCTACCTGAGATCTGATACTATTTAGCCTCTGCCTAATCTGGTTCAGTCTATTTGTAGCTTGATCCCTTAACCTGACAAAAGGGGCGGCTACTCTGCTACCAACACTGGAAAGCGTTGATCTTATGCTTTGTAGCCGCCTACTTGCTTCATCCCGTAACCTAACTACTGGAGCTGTTACCATACTCCTCAGGCTTGCCAATCTCTCCCTCAACGCTGACACACGCTGAGTAGCTCCTGAGTCATTGACATTAACCTGAGCATCTACTGTCCCTCTTAATCCATCCAAATTCTCTCTAAGCTGTTCAGTCTCTCTTTGAGCCTCTGAGGTATCAGCCTCCACTGTAGCTGTAGTATCAGTGCCATTTACCTGATCCAGTACCTCTTGTATCTGATCTACCTGTTGCTGAGCCGCTGAGGTATCAACGTCAACATCTGTACTATAATTTCCTCCGGTCATTTGCTCCAGAGAGGATCTGGTAGAGTCTATAGCCTCCTGAAACTGCCTCTGAGCTTGAATGTTTCTCACAAGAGTAGCAGACATTTGATCTTGCAAGGTAAGCCTTGCACCAAACTCTATCACTGTTTACCCACCTCCTACACGAAAAACTGATAAGGACATACCACGTTGTTCTTAGCCATTTCCTTAAGAACCTTGTCCCTTTCCTCAATCTCTTTCTCATAGAAAGCCTGAATAACAGTCAATTCACCTTTTGGCATGGAGTAAAAAACAGACGGTCTAATACCCTTATGTTTCCAGTAATAAAACATGAGGTTAGCTAAACCGTCTGTCCATATTAGTTTTTTAACTCTTTAACCGCTGTCTCTGAGAATCCGCTCAGCTTTGTGATAGCGTTATACATATTTGCTACCTCACCAGAGAGAAAGAGCTTTCTACACAACTCTTTAGGAGTCGGAGCCTTAAATCTGCTTAACAGCTCTTTGTTTTTCAGGAGTAAGCCAGCCGCTACCCTGTTACCATTCTCATCTACCGCTGTAGCCTTAACACCCTCAATTACTGTGAGCATCTGGAGCTTGTTCATGTCAAGATCTACGTCTTTACCATTGATCTTGATAGCGTTCTCCTGTACTTCCTCATATGTATCCGGGCTAAGAGCTTCACAACGTACCACAAAAGGAGCTCCCAGAGCCTCAGATAAACGGGGAATTTCAATATCCCTGTGAAGCTGGTTGATAGTGGCTCCTACTTTACGAAGTTCATATATCATTTGCACATCGGTTTTCGATATGCTTCTGCCTTTCAAGGCAGACTCT